AAACTTCCACCGCTGATGTCGGGTCTTGTGAAAAGCCAAAGTCACCTCCGTAGAATGGCCCGCGCCATGCGTCTTCGCGCGGATTGGGTTCAAAGCTGCGCACCTCGACCTTGCGGGCGAATACCTGCGCGTCACTGTTTTCAAGATACGCGCCATCCCAGACATGGGCATATGTGGCGGGATCAAGAAGCTGTTGCTGCCTTTCACGCAATGCCTTTAGACCGTCAGGAAAATATGGGTTGTCGTTCCAGTTCACCTCGGCAATCAGTGCGCTGTCAGGCGGGTTTTTGCGAAACCGCTTATCAACCGGGCTTCCATCGGTGCGTGGGTTCCATACGGTCCAAAGTTCGGATTTAGGCTGGCGAAACACGGTCGCCTCAAGAGCAAGCCATGATGTTTCCGGCACGTCTTCGGCTTCCTCAACGATGGTCAGGTCTACCTTGGCCAGCGACTTGATGCTTTGCTCGTTGCGCCTCAAGCCACGAAAAATAAACTCGGTGCCGTTTGCTCCGCGCAGGTAATCCCTGCCAACGTCATAATGCGCCTCAAGCCACGGCTGCGATGCAATCGCGGCTTTAAGTTCGGCATGGAAACTTTCGGCGATGCTGACCTGAAATTCGCGGGCGCATAGAACGCGGATCGGCTCGGCATATCCCCAGACAGCCGCCATAAGTGCCGCGCTGAACGATTTGGCGCTACCTCTGCCGCCGTAGGTTGCCCGATACTTTACCGATCCTCGTGGCGGCGCGTAAACCTGGCGCAGCTTGGGCGGTAGTTTAATCGTCGCCTTCGTCATTGGCGTCGGCAATGATGATGGTTGTGGGCTTCATGCTGCCGTCGCTTGATGTATAATCGTGGTCACGCTTATCGCGCCAATCGTCGGAAGCGCGGTTCTTCAATCCGAAGATTGCAGAGGTCGCATTGCCCTCGCCTTTTGCTGCGTTTTCTCGCAAGCAGTTTTCCCACCAGATAGCACTTGCTGCCATGCCCTCTTTTACGGCGTCAAAAAATTCAGGGTTTTCTTCCATCCAATTGTATAGCGTTTGCCTAGAAACGCCCAAGTGACCGGCGAGCGCTGTTGTGCTATAGCCTTGCTCCATGAAGGGCAAAACTTGTTCGCAAAACGCTGGATCGTATTTTGTCGGCCTTCCCGCTGGCATAGTGTCACTGTCCCTCGTTGTTGTGCTGAATATAGCAACCCTATGCGGGCTTGTCATGTGGTGCGGCGCTGCCGACCATGAGCGTGATGCAGTATGCGGCGATTGGGTTTACCGGCACGTCGCCTTGCTCCCATCTGCGGATTGAGCGTTCACCGTTTCTGCCCATGCCCCATATGTCGGCTAGGTCTCGCTGGCTGAGGCATAGATAGCGGCGGGCTTCTTTGAATTGTTGGGGGGTCATATGGTGTTTCCAGTCTGGCTTAATATTTTTGCCTTTTCCGCGTCGAGCAAGTTGGCAAAATCGTCTGTCTTCATCCATTCCTTAGCGCGGGCAATGGCCCTAGCGCGACTGCGGCAACGCAAAGGCTTCGTAAGCGTTGCGAACAGAATGCCATATTTATCATTGTGGTAGTAAACGCGCACCTGCGGGCGATATATGCCCTGCATGGTTCCTGCGCTGACTGCTGTGATTGATCCCGGTGTCATCAGAAGCCCATCCCATAGCCAATGACGAGCAAGGCATAGCCGCCGCCGAAGATTGCGATGATGCCGATCAGGTCTGTGATGAAGTCTCGGATGCGCATGGTGTTTCTCCTGTGGTGTGGTGGGGGCCGAAGCCCCCGGTTGATCAGCGATTGTTTGCTGCGTCGTGCGCTTGAATATAAAGCGCGTTTGCTTTGCGGCTGTCATCGCGGCGATTTGCCAAGAAGCACTTTTTGCAAAACATGTCTTCCGGCGCGCGCTCCACCATTTCTGCGGCGACCTTGTAACCGCGAAAGCTGCGACCATTGCAGTCTGAAGCGTCCCCCACGACGCGGTGATACATGCCTGTGCTTGAACGTCCGATTGCCATCTGTCTGTCTCCTATCTGGCGGGCTTCATTGCCCATGAGTTAGATATAGGACATTGCGCCCCGTTATGCAATAGGCAATCGCAAAAAAGTGCGGCGTCACGCAAAGGAGCCATGCGCCGCCGCTGCCGGTGATAGGTGGACCTCACGACCTCCAGGCTCTTTCCGGCTTACCGCTGCCATTGCCGGGCAGTCACGGCGTCTTGCATCTCTGCCTTAGCTTTGAGCGTGTTGGCGTGGCAGTCAAGCGCGGCGCGGATCACGTCGGGGTCGATGCCTTGATTGACTAAATGCTTAACGGTCTGGCCAATGTTCCAGCTTGCCAATGCGGCGTCCTCGTAGATAGCCATTACATGCCGTTCCATTTGTAGATGTGCGCCACGGCGGTTTGGCCTTCTGGCACGATAATTTCATACGGTCGCGCGATGTAGCCTTGTGGCGGCTCAATCGTGACGCGCTCTTCTTGGCCATCCATGTATTGCCAGTCAAACAGGAACAGCACCGTGATGCCTTCATACGTCAGCGTGAATTGCTCATCCATGGCGTGAACGGTTTCATTGCGGAAGGTGACTGTTGCAACGGCGGCGGGGTCTGTTGGCTCGTGCAGCTCCAGCGTTGAGTTGAGGCTGGACCCGCTCATCATGTCTTGCCATACCTTGATGGATTGGGATTGTGCTTTTGAGGCGGCGAAGATTGCTAAGAAGGGGAGTGTGTAGCGTTTCATCCCTTGCCCCTTTCGCTCAACCAGTAGAAGCCGTTCCGCATTAGAACCCATCCATCATCGTCAAGACCATGCAGCGCCTCTTGCACGTCCTGACCGTGCGCCTTGATGTTCTGGGCAATGCTTGGCACTGGATGCCTGCCAGGATTGGTGCGCAAATAGTTGATGATGTTGCACTGGATGCGGGTCATGCCTTGCTCCATTCGTAATGCCCTTGCGATCCGATCTCGCGGTGCTTGACTGCCTTGTTGATGCTTAGTCGGCTCATGGCAGATGCGACTTGTTTGTTGCTCAGGCCAAGAGTAACAGCCAAGTCTCGCACACGATACCATTCACCGAGCTTCATTGCGTCAAGAACCGATTGCTGTCTTGTGGACGGCTTCCAAGGTTCTCGATTGTGAACGGCGTAGCTTTTGCGCTTGGGCTTGACGGCAAAGGTCCAACAATATGTGCCGTCAACGCTTGTTGACCATGCTTTGCCCTCATCTGCGAATGACAAGAGAACCTTGCGCACCGCTGGCTCGCTGACTTTGAGCTTGGTGGCGATTTCGCTGGATATGCGCCAGCGTCCATCTGCCATAAGGCGGGCCACAGCGTCTTTGATTGTGCCGCCCGGGCGTAGAGTTGGCTCGGTTTCTTCTGCGGCTTGTGTTGCCTGCTGCATAGCTTTGCGCAGCGCGTCTTGGTCCCAATCCTCGAATTTGCGCTGAGGCTCAGACTTCGCGGGCAAAAAGCGTGCGCAGGATTGGTCAAAACTCCTTTGGCTGATTAGCATCGTTATTCCTCCATGATGCGTTTTGCGGCGGCTCTCGCGCCGTGCAGGATGGTTGTATGGTCTTTGCCCATCGCCTTGCCGATCTGTGTCAGGCTCATTCCCTCGGACCACAAGCGAAGGTAGACGTATTGCCGGGCTTTATCATGGGCGGAATATGTCCTGCCGCCCATGACTTCATGCTTTGGCACATTGAAGCGTTGAGACGCTTCGGCAATGGCAAGCTGCGTTTTGGAAAGGCGAATGTTTCGAGTTCCTGTTGCTGTCATGGTCATTCCGCCGCCGATAGAAGGTCGCCTATTCCGTCTTGCAAATAATCATTTTTTGCTTTGGCAATGTTTTTTGCGGCTTGCCTAAAATAACTGGCTTTCAATTCAACACCTATGCCGCGACGGCCAAGGTAAACAGGGCTGTAAACTTCAGATCCAACCCCCATGAAAGGAGTGAAAACCGTTTCTCCGGAATTTGTGTAGAGTTCGACGCACCGATGGATGATGTCCAACATAAGCGGGTGAACGTGCTTTACATCTTCAGGCTCTCTTGCCTCCCCGTCATCAACAACGGCTCTGGCGTTCAATCCGCAACCCGTTTTCTGTTTATTGCTGGCGCGAATGTCCATCCATGCGCTAGATGCGTATCGCCGCCACACAAAATGCGAAAACTTGTTTTCTTTTTGATCGCCATCAAATCCGCGAAACTGGCGGATTTCGTCAGGCATGTGTTCTTCACCAAAATAACGAACGAATCCTCGTTCATTTGTTACCGGCACTTTATTTTCGCCACCTTTTCGGAAAAACAGAATGTAATCCGCATGCGCTATGCTGGATTTTGTGCTGTCCTCGCAGATTGTTGCGTGGGCAAGTCCTCTCACCATTGTTCGAAGCCTGACCGATAGAGGCTCGTTCCATTTTAGACGGCGACCAATAAATTTGAACCCTGCGTCTTCGTGCAGCTTGATGATGTTGCCCGGCAGGTCATGTGACGAACCTACGGCATCCTCGCCAATATCCATGCAGTGAACCGCATTAATACGTCCAGGCTTGGTGATGCGGTGAAGCTGCTGCACTAAAAAAGCATACTGCTTGTAAAACTCGTCGTAATTGTAGCAGTTTGACATGTCGCGTTCATCGCCGCTGTATTGAAACAGCCCTGCGAATGGTGGGCTGTATACAGCCATGTCAATTGAATTCGGCGGCATGTCCGCCGCGACCTCGACGCAATCAGCGTTGTATATCGCATAATCATCGGTGATGATTTGATCTGATAAGGTCATTTTTTCCTCCTAAATCCATTTGGGCATTTTGGCTTGTTCGCCATGCCCAAATATTTTTCTGTGTTTCTGGGCGTTGACCATGTGTTGCATCATCTGATGAAACATTTGATCTGCTGCCTCAGCCTTACGTCGCCGCGATGACGCAACGTTTGCAAGGCTTGTTGTGCCGATTTGGTGAACCGTAACAGCACGTTTTTGACCAAACCGCCAAAACCGGCGTACGGCTTGGTAATACTGTTCATAACTGTAATCGTCAAAGTAGGTGCAGGCAGCGCAATGTTGCCAATTGACACCAAGGGCCGCAATCTTAGGCTTGGTAACAAGATATTTTATTTCTCCAGAACGGAAGGCGCGAAATTTTTCCTCTTTGGCATCGTCTTTGTCTGACCCTTGCAAGTTTACCGCACCTGGGATGATATCAGCTATATAGTCGGCTTCCGCGTTAAAGTGGCACCATGCAACGCCGCACTCGTGCTGCGTCAACAATTCTGCGGCAAGATCGCAACGTTCTTTAATCGTGGCCTTGCGTTCTTCTCGCTCCATCGTAAGACCGCGCACTGGCATTGCAAAAAGCTGCCCGTCAAGCGGCTTGCTTTCGATCATGTGGTGTTGCTCGACCAAATCCGGCAATGACCATCCTGCATCGTCAAATCCAAGGTCTGACGGCTTGCGAACGGCCCGCGCCCATGAGGCAACCCACCGCCAAAAGTGCGGCTCTGCGTGACCCTTAAACCGCCATTGCTGGCCTATGTGCGCCGGGTGCAGCGTGTCGTCATTCGATTTAAAGAACGTTTGCAACATGTCCATGTAGGCCATATCGCCCAGCGCCTCGGATGACGTGCCAAGTTCGGTATAATCGTTTGGGCTTGGCGTTGCGGTATACATGCCGCGAAATTTGACTTTGCGCATTGCGCGCGTGATGTGGTTTCGGATCTTGCCGTCAAAGTTTTTTAGGATGCTGCTTTCGTCGCAAACAATGCCGCCAAACTGGTCTAGGTCAAAGTGATGCAACCGCTCGTAATTGGTCGTAATAATGCCCTTGCCGTGAGGGATTGTGCCATCGGCTGACCGATACGCTTCAATATCAAATTTCTCCGCTTCTTCTACGGTTTGTGATGACACCGAAAGCGGGGCAAGGATCAAAACTGGCTTGTTTGTATGTCGATGCACATTTTCAGACCACACAAGCTGCATAAGAGTTTTGCCAAGGCCGCAATCCGCGAAGGTTGCGCCTCGACCTTTAGTTAAAGCCCAATCAATCAGGTGACGCTGAAAATCGTAAAGATGCGGGTTGTCATAGATCGGTTTGAACCCAAAATCGCCCGCAAGATGCGTTTTGCTTTCAACAAACCGTTTATACTCCTGAATGCTCATTCTGTTTCCTCTGTTGTTTTCTGCATACTAGCGGCGCTGGTATATATCGGCAAGCGTTTTATATTTCATCCGACATTTTTTTCGGCCTAAAACCAGCTTGTGCAAGTATCTCGCTTGCGCGCTCTGCGCTCACGCGTTCAACTTGTTGCGGTTCATCTTGACGATTTGCCTTTACCTGTTCGGCATATCGGCGACCGCGCTCAGCTTTAAGAATTCCGACAATATCGCCTGGCGTCGGCCTCTTCCGTGGCTGTTCCCTATTCCACTTTCGAAGCGCCCATCTAACTTGCTCAATTTTCCAATCTTGCAGTTCGTCGCACCACCATTGCATCTGCCCTGCCCGAACTCTTTGATCCTCAGTGGGCTGAAAAAAAGCAGACAAAACAATCATAACCTCAGAAGATATCATCGCTCGATGACGGTCTAGATCTTGAGGCGAAAGCGATGATGCTATCTGTGGTGTCGCGCTCGGCACTTTGTCGATCTGACTTGGCAGGTTGATTTTGTTCTGTGTCATCTGTCCATCCTTCTTGATTGAGCCATGTTTCCGGGTTCTTCGCATAACCACGAACAACCATTGCATCACTCGCATATTTGATTGCGCCACGAATTATATCTCTCGGTTCCACCCCCCGTTTGATTGCGGCGTTCCATTTTAGCCTTGCAGGCTTCTTTCCCTTCTTGGCACCACCCCTGTGAGGATATTGATCCCAAAATTCATTGAAAAGAGCATCAGCGTCAGGGCCAGAATGCACATGTAAGGATACGCTAGTATCCTTACTATCTGGCTCTGGACTCTGGCTGGCATCCTTGGCGCATACGTCTGCGCATTGCGCCCGCATTGCGCCCGCATCATTCTTGTATTGATTTTGTTCAGTTTTTTCGCCATGTGCAGACCATTTTGAATTTGCTGCATGGGTAGCGTTTTTTGTTCTTAGTTGACGGTCTACTATGGCCTTTTCTGCACGTTTATTTGTTATGCGTCCGCTGCGTTCAGACAGCTTGCCTTCATCAATGAGTGCGGAAATAACTCGCTCAAATGACGCCTTCGGAAGCCCGCATCTGCGCGCCAATCTTGCGTCGTCCCTAACAATTGGACCATCATGCTCGTAGATCAAACATATCAACGTAATGTAAACGCCACGCTCAGACGGAGACAGGCCAGAAGTTCCGGCCAAAAAATCGGATGGGTAGAATTTTATAAATGGATTTTCGCCCATATCGGCACCTTGCTTCGTGCAAGGTCTTGCATCAGGCACCACCCGTGATACAATGGCCTTGCGTTGTCTCAACACCACCTTACTGCCTTACCAGCGGTTAATCAAGCACCCGGCCCTAGCGGTCGGGTGTTTTGCTTTGCGCGCCACGGTCTAACAAGCGTCTAACAAAGCGCCGCCCTTGTCTAACTTCCATCATCGCGCTACCTTGCCCCCACAGGTTATTCCTGTTTCCTCCCGTCCGCCTCTCGGACAAACTGCCCTGGCCTTCGCGGTCAGGGCTTTTTTTATGCCTTCACCATGCTATAAAAAGCCGTCTGCCGCTCTCTGCATTGTATGCGCGCTTCCGCAATGCATGATCGGCACTCAGCGCGGTATGGCACGTGAGATATCGTTGTGGTGAGTTCTGGTCTACCGGAGCTTAGGTTAACCCCCACCGGGACCGCCGCGCTACTCTATAAGCCCACGATACTGCACAAACGTATTCTCAACAGGCGGGCCAAACGTGATGCGCACCTCGCCGCCCTTGACCACATCGCCGCGCCTGATTGTGATTTCAAACCGGCTGTCATCAATGCCAAGAGCGTCGGAAACGCCATCCAATCCGCTCTTGATGGCCGCAAGCATGTTATCCAGATCACGCCTGCGTCGATCCGGCGGGCAAAACGTCACCACAAGGTGCGCTTTCTGCCATCGCATTTGCCGAAACCCGGCTTCCAGTGTCGCCCAGGAACCAGCTTGCCGGTATGCCTTACGCACGCTGGATGATTGCCGCCTGTCAACGCGGCTATTGGGCCACATGCACTTGTCAGGCCACGGCAGGCAAATGATGCCATCACGCATGTCGCGCCCTTTCTTCTGGCGTCATGTAATAGCTGGCAAATCGCTTGCCGTCATCTTCGACCATTTCACGGTCAATCTGATAACCACGGTCACGCAGATCATAAATCCGCGCGCCGAGGCGAAAGCATCCGTGGTCGCGCAAGGCTTCAATTGGCGTAATGGCTTTGCCGCTGAGAAGGTCGCTTAGAATAGCGTTGCATTGAGTGTCAGACATGTCTTAGCCCCTTAAAATGGAATCTCGTCGTCAATCGCAGCACCGACAGATTGTTGATCTTGCGCCGCATAGCCCTTTGATGTGCGGGCATCGTGTCCATAATCATCGCGCTTTTGACCTCCGCCTTGAATCGTTAGCTGGTCAACGCTGCATTGCATGTAGACCTTGCCATTGTATTCACGCGCGCCAGGACGGCCTGTCACGGTCAGCTTCATGCCCTTTGTAATGATTGACGCAAGTGACGTGGCGCGTTTGCCCCAAACACTGCAATCCCACCATGTTGCATCTCGCTTGTTGCCGCTCTTGTCTTTGCCGTTATCAATCGCAAGCGAGAAGTTCAAAATCTGATCGCCGCTTTGAGTTTGGCGCAATTCTGCATCACGGCCAACCGTTCCGGCTAACATAAGCTGCTGCATGTCATTTTTCCTTTTGTATTTGCGCCTTGCGTGTCGCAATCAGGCGTCTTGTTTCCTCGTCCAGACGCCCATCAATGCGCATCTGATTGTAGAACCCCGTCAACTCATCAATGCAATCAACGCTGGCAATCTTGTCAGCAATTGTCGGCCTGTATCCGGCGCGCAAATCGCTAATCGTGATTTTCACCAGCAAGCACCTTGTCGGCCCACTTATCCAACGCATCGCGCGCAATATCTGACGCCGATGTGCCAGAAACACGCGCAGCACGAAGCCACTTCGCCTTGCGCTCGGCCAACGCCCTGATCGGCAATAGCTTGTAAGCCCGCTTATCCTTGTTCATTTTCTTTCCTTCGCATTTCGATGTTGCAATATATACTGACTGAATATATACCCTGCAAGACAAAAACAATGGAGGAAACATTGACCACACGCCGAGCATTCCGCGATTTAATGGCCGATCGCCGTCAGTTTGCACGCGGAACATATGAGCATGAATACCTGACACGCACTGGCCGCAAGCTGATTTGGATCATGCGCGGCGTGCCTGTAAACAACTGGCCGGAATAAGGGGAAACACAATGACCGTTGACGAACAGCTTGCCGATATTCAGCGTCGGCTTCGAGCGCCGAAGGACAAGAATAACAGTTTCGGAGGATATAAATACCGCAACGCAGAAGGCATTTTGGCTGCGTTTAAGGCTTTGGATGTGCCGGGCGCATCGTTGCGCTGCACTGACAGCTTGCAGGAAGTAGGCGGGCAGATATTTGTCACCGCACGCGCAATCATCACGATTGACGGGCATGAGATTTGCGCCGAAGGCCATGCCATGCATCCGCTGCAAAAGAAGGGGATGGATTCCTCGCAGATCACCGGAAGCGCATCAAGCTATGCACGCAAATATGCCCTATGCGGCCTGTTTGCCATTGAGGATGAAAGCGCTGATCCTGACAGCCGCGACAACCGCGAAGAACGTGGGCAGACGCCACCGCCGCCACGCATGATTGGCGAGGCCGAGGCCGCAATTCTTACAGACATGGCCCAGCGCGCGGGATCGGATCGTGACGCAATATTCAAGGCGCTGAAGATTGACGGCAAGTCATGGGCCGATCTGCCGGAGGCAATGTTTGCGAAGGTGCGCGATGGGATGCAACGCAAGCTGGATCAGATGGAGCAAGAACACGACAACGCAGTTAAGGAGGAAAGAGAATGAGATTTGATGCAGCTTATATTCGCCGCATGGCGGATGATATTCGGGCCATTCTTGGCGATGACTTTGATATTGAGACGTTCCTAGACACGCTGGACGGCGAAACGTCTGCGATGGATATGCTTGGTCACTTGATCCGCGACCGCGAAGAAGCCAAATCACATGCGTCCGCGTGCGATGCCTTGGCAAAGACATACGCGGATCGCGCTAAGCGTCTCAAGGCGCGCGGTGACGCCATGACAAACGCAATGGGCGATATTCTGGACGCAATGGGCGAGCGCAAGGTTGCGCATCCTCTTGGCACTGTATCCCGCACAAAAGGCCGCGCCAGCGTGCAGATCGTTGACCCTGACGCGGTGCCAACGCAGCTTTGCAAGGTCGTCAAGACGCCTGACAAGACGGCAATCAAGGCGCAACTTGACGCTGGCGAGCATGTGCCAGGCGCTGAGATGCAAACCGCGCCGAATGGCGTATCGGTGCGCATAAAATGATGACGCCGGAACAAATCGCCGCTGAATATCTCAAGCGAGAACAAGCGGCCAAAGCAACGGTGGCGGGGCAAGACCCTGCCGCCATAATCGAAACCCTGGCACAAGAGATCGGCATGGATAGTGCCGAGGTGACGGAGATTGTGCTGGATTATACGCTGTACGGTGCTTGTTGATGGCACAGACAATAATCCTGCGCGGGGCAATGCAACGCGCTCTTGCCCATGATCTGATTAACCGAGCACCTGATGGCTATGTTGTGACGGTCAAGGAACAGGCGCGCAACAATGACCAGAATGCAAAGATGTGGGCCATGTTAAGCGACATATCCCGCGCTAAGCCTGATGGTCGATCACATACGCCTGAGACATGGAAAAATTTGTTCATGCACGCATTGGGCCATGAAACGCGTTTTGAGATGGGCCTGAATGGCGAGCCGTTTCCGGCTGGCTTTAGATCGTCGCGGCTCAGTAAGTCGCAAATGGCAGACTTGATAACCTTCATTGCCGAATATGGCGACCGCCATGACGTGCAATGGTCTGAACCCAACCCTTACGAAAGGACATGACATGACTGATACATATCGCGTAACAGCCGACGAACTTCGCTCATTTGTTGAACGCTATGAAAGGCTTGACGCTGAGAAAGGCGACATTGCCGAGCAGATGAAAGATGTAATGGCCGAAGCCAAGGGACGCGGATATTGCACAAAGACCCTGCGCAAGATTATTGCTTTGCGCAAAAAAGACCGCGACCAGATCAGCGAAGAAGAAGCCATTGAGGCGATGTATCGGGAGGCGCTTGGGCTGTGAAGCGACGCAAACGACTAAAGCGGGGCGGAGCACTTCGCCCCGTTTCTGCCAAACGCAAGGCAAAGCGGACCAGCGCAGACGGTCAAGCCGCATTGCGGTATATGCAGGCGGTGAAACAGCTTCCCTGCGCTGTATGCGGCGCACCGCCGCCGTCTGATGCTCATCATGTGATACATGACCGATACGGAAGCGCGAAGGCCAGCGATTGGGATGTTATTCCTCTTTGTAAGCGGCATCATCAAGACGGGCCGAATGCTATTCACAATGGCAAGCGCACCTGGCGCGAGCATTACGGGCCGGATCACGGGCATATTAAAGCAACAGCAGACGCCGTGGAAAAAATATTCGGCATCATGCGCGAAAAGGATTGATGCGCCGCTGATCGCCAGATATATACAAGGGGCAACAAATTCCTAGATGGAGGAAAGCACTATGACCTACATGACATCCGCACAAACGCCTGACTGGCTTCGCCGTGTAGATCGGCGCATTGACGTGTCAGATGTTTGGATGGAGCAGACCGATCCCGACAATGAACGTGGCGAAGTGTGCGAAGCGTTATTTGAGCGCGTTGATCTGCGATGCATTGACGAACTTAGCCATTGCTTTGACGCTGACGGTATGAACCTGATTGGCATTGCGGTCACAGACGAATGCGGCACGATTTACCGCAACCGCGAATGGGCAATCAAGATGCTCGGCGTTGATGCGATTTGGCGCGTTGAGGATAGCGAAATGGAGGCCGCATCATGAGCCTTCACAGATTGATCGCATTCGGGTCGCAGCCCGATGTTTATTACCAGCCCACATACGAAGAAATGCAATCCGCGCTTACGCAGCTTCGCACCGCGCGCAAGGCGTTTTATCAAATTGACTACTGGTTTGATACCGATGCCGAAATTCTGGACGCCATGTCGCGCGACGAACTAGCTGACCACGACCGCATGCGCGGCATTATCAAAGAAGCATTGGAGGCTTTGGAATGACTAAACTTAAACGCATTAAGATCGCCCGCGAAGAAGCGCTGCGCTTTGTCACCCGCTGCGATCGGTTGATCAAGCGCCTCGACGGGGACAGTTACCTAGCCAGTTACTTAGACTTCGGCGTCGGGTGCAAAGAATCGGGGGCCGTGAACCGCGCTTCGATGGACCTGACCCGCGCTCTTGCTGACATGAGGAAGCCATGCCATGACTAAGTTCTTCACCATCATGTGGATCACATTCACCGTCCCCGGCCAAGGCGAGATGCAATCCGCATTGCTGTATCCAAGCGCACAGGCCTGCGGAGAGGCGCTGCCAGCGGTGTATGAGACCGTTCGGCCCCACTACCCTGACAGCATG